GATTATTGGGTTTTTATTATCGGTGGGGAATTTGACACCACCAATAGTGGTATTTGTAGATATTGGTAAGTCGAATCCCTGCAGAGGAACAGCCGATACGATGTTTCCATTGATATCGTAAGTTATTCCACTTGTTGTTCCTGCGTTTATTTTATTTGTAGATTCAAATACCCCAGTTGCACTTACGGAGAAACCGCTGCTAGCTGGAACTGATATTCCACCGATCGTGGTTGTTGTCGCAATGGGTAGATCTTCAGGAGGTAAATTTCCAAAGCCTGTTATTAATCCATTGCTATTCCATTGAATGCCTGATTTTGTTCCAGCAGTAATTTCATTGGATAATTGAATTGTTCCATCGAGCTCGATGCCGTTGCTGAAAGCATTTGGATTTATTGAGCTTGCTGGTAGGGTGCTTTGCTTGATTTTTGTACCATCTAGATCGACAATCTTTGCATCGCTTATTGTGTTATCTGCTATCTTTATGACGGTAACACTTCCGTTGATTAGCTTTGCAGTAGATACTGAAGCGTCTGCTAATATTTCTGTTTCAATTGCACCTGCTGCTAATATTGACCCTGGCAAGCTATTGGCAAGTTTGTCGGCTGTAATAGCATCATCGATTACATTTGATGTCGCAACACTGTTTGCAGCTAGTTTTGCATTTGTAACTGCTGCGTCCTCTAATTCTGTGGTGCCGACAATATCGGCAGTGAGGTGTCTGGCGGCAATTGCTCCGGCCGCGATCTTCTCATTAGTAACCGCATTGGCTTGAATAGCCGCTGTATCTACTGCGCCGTCTGCGAGCTCGCTTGATCCAATTGCGTTGGCAGCTATTTCATTTGCAGTTAATGAATTATCGGCAATTATTGATCCTGCGATTTCATTATCATTCAGTGTTATTTTTGAGCGAGTAATAGCTCCATCTGTTATTGAATTTGTTCCTAAACCGGTCGGGACTATGTGTTCATTACCAATTTGATCATCTGCAATTTCTGCTGAAGTAACAGCATCAGCCGCGATAGCAGCAGTATCAACAGCATTGTCAGCTAGTTCCGACGCACCAATAGCGTTTGGTGCGATCTCAGAGGCGGTCAGGCTGTCTGCAACTATCTTGCCCGCAGGCAAACTGCGGTCATTAATGGCGATACCGCTGATCTGATTTGCGGTTATCGTCCCCCAATTGATTTTTAATGGGTCAATTGAGTCGTCAGGTACAAGCCTTGTCCCTGCAACGAACAAGGACGAGATTGTAATTTTCTTGGTTTCAACTGCTGAGATGTCCGCAATGGCAAGCGGATCAGTCTCTAAAGCTTCATCTGCAAGAAGTTCCGGGAGTCTACTAATCTCGGTATCAGCCATTGACCCTCAGAAGATCCGGTTAGTAAGTTCATTCTACCTAGGTCACTTGATCCTCAACAGACCCAATCAGACGGCCAAATCCAGCAGAAGCTTCTTGTAATAGCAACGTTCCAGATTCTGTTAGCAAGAAGGATGGAGGTGCTCCAGTTAATAGTTTTATGGTGCTAGTAGTTACGAAGTTGACTGTCGTCTCAATTATTTCACCTGAAGTTACGTTGATTGTGCAATTAGTTACGACACATTCAGCGTCGTACCAAACGGCCTGTTGATTGAATCTACTATCACTGTCCTCGTCTGCATTAGGGTCATAAATGAAAAATCGTCCTAAAAAATCAGCAACTTGAGTTAATCGGATGCATAGGTGAGCTAAATATATCGGGTATTCGAGACCTATAGGTTCTGGACTGGAAGCGCAGGGTCTTTCTCTTCTAAATTCAAATTTGCAATTTAATTGTCCCTGGCCTGAGATTAGACCGGCCTCGTATTGTTTTTTAAATTGCTCACCTAAATTTGTGATGTCAACTGTGTCTCTCGTAGTTGTTAATTCGTATCCTTGAACTTTCCCAACATAGTTGTAGGTGTTGTTTCGGGTGGAAATTCTGATTGATTGAGCACCACTCGGAACGACAAGCTCTAGCCCCTCGTCACGCACCCCGGCCAATGATGCGGAGAACGTGTCATAGAGTCGGATACCTCCCATCGGATCGATAAACACATAGCCACGCCAGTCAGGGTGGCCTACGTGCGTGGCGATTAGCTCTAGATTGCCGCCGCCATCTGTTCGGACAATGTCTACTTGATCACCAGAAAGTAATTCTCCCTGAACATCGTGGTCTGCAAAACTGAAGCGACGTCGTTCAAGAGAAACGTCAGCGGCTTGTAATGTGGCATTAATAGGTGCACCCGACTTTCGTTCAAATAAGACCGATCCAGTATCACCTAAATAGACTGTCATAAGCCCGGAATCATGCCCATATCTTGAGGAAGACCTGAACCTTCGAATGAAATGTCAGCTGTCACTACTTCTCCAACAGCACAAGAGATTGAAAAGTTAGTGATGAAGCATATGCAAGTAATATCGCCTGAAAAACCACCGTCGTTTAAATTTAACTTTAATCTGACTTTTCCGGGAACAAAGTTTTCTCCAAAATCAGCGTCATCAATATCTGTTCTGCTGGCTCCTCTAAAACTTTGGTTGATAGCGCTTCGTACGTTACTTGTCGCTTCTCGATAGTAAAGCATCTGAGCAGCACCTGTATAACTTCTCGGCCCTGCAATTATTGTTCTATCTGTAGCGGCCATTGTTGTAGTATCGAGAACGGCAAGCTGCATATTCAGCGACCAATTTCTCAGTGAGCCGACTGGGGCATCAGCACCGCTGCCAGCCGGCTTAATAAAAATCCGCCCGTGTTGACCAGAGTAAAACACAATAACTAGACCAACGATGCCTTCATTCTAAACGCCGTACAACAAGCCTATAAAAGAACAACGAACCGTACTCACGCCGGGATAGACACTCTGAACTTGAGGGGGTTCTCGGTAGCGGTAGCGCAACAAGTCATTCCCTGTCTGCATCTCGCCGATCAAGCCAGCAGACATCCCTTTTAATCCGCGCTCGGTGTTGAATACGACGTAGTCGTCTTCTATAACACTGGCGTAGTGATTTAAAATTAGTTGAGCACTGGCGTCAGAGATATTTGCAAACTGAAGTTCTAGCTGTGAATTTACAAATTTTCCTCCGAAGGCCACAATCACAGTGCTCCCGTTTTGGCCTTGAAAAACGGTCTCGCTTTGCCGTCCCGGTCTGTAGCTGCGGTTAGTGGGCGTTAAATTCGGAAACGGACGGCGTGTCATCAGGCCAGCTCCTCTACGAAATCATTATCGCTGTAATTCAATATTGCTAGGGCACCGCTGTCTGTAAGTGGTGTGTATGAACCGGCAACGGACACGAGCCCGTCATCGGAGTAACTCAATGTCTCGCACTTGTAAACCCGTGTATTCCGAGTCTCCGTTTGTCTTGCCCAAATTGTTCCAAACAAACTGGTTTGACTGGTTTTGCCGTTGGAGAAGCTCAACGTTGCTGTGGATGTCTCAGTTTGGCCGGGCTTCCAGTACACCACTCTTATGGATGACGACAGTCCCAATTCTGAAGAAACCACATTTCCAAAATCGTCAACCATTCCACTTTGGAAGCGGTCTGTATGGCTCACGCGCGTGGCCACCTTGAAATAGTCACCGGGTTCCAGCCCCATCGCGCTCTGGGGGGTGGTCTCAAATGTAATTCCGTGATCCACCAGTTCTCGGAGCTTCAGCGCGATGCGCGAGAAGGTGCGTGCCTGATTTTCTGATGTGCAGAACTTGGTTAAGTCGAATTCTTCAATTGGTGCTCCTCGGGAACCCTCCAAATATGTTGTCAACGTTCTCGTTTCAGCGAAACCGTTCTTTGTTTCTTGACGGTACAGCACGACGGCGGTAAATAGTTGTCGTTCTTCTGGAGACAAGAATGTCACCTTCATCGAGCCCTCTTTCATGTTCGCATCCGTGAATAGAGAGCTTATTGTTACTGCACGGCCGTAATCAATTTCATATCTGTTGTTGTACGGTACTGATGGGATTAATGCAAATCTTCCACCTTTGATTGTGAAGTCGCAAAGGATGTATGCAGCGTTTTCGAATATAAACTCTCTTAGGTTTACAGCATCGGATATGACGCCGTCCCAGTAAAAATCATTGGCTTGACAGAATAATGCGGCCTTTCGCATTGATTCTCGATCAACAGAAGCTTTACCAATAACCTCGCCAGCGCCGAGCAATTTATCTGTCAGCAATGCGTAAGCGATCTCGGGGAATAAATTGGTGGAATCTGAACCGCTTGTTATAAGACGCTCGACCTTAATCCCTTTACCTAGCCAAGTTGAAAGATTGCTAAAGCTTGACCACTCCTTCGAGTTCGTAATTTTAATTCCTATTAATGCTAAATCCTTATACCTCGGTCCGAGATCGGCTTGTCTGATCAGTTCGTTCGAAAAACAGATGGTGTGTTCCGGTCCATTGGCATGACTGCTGGTGTCTGTGTTGTTTATGTAGTAGTCGCATATTGCATTGAGGGGGAAGTAATTAGAGCCGTCCTCGGTTAATTTGCTCCAGCTTGGAGTGCCGGGGTCGTCAATGTCTTCATCAAGGAGGATTCCCTCTACGCGGGTGGCTTCACCTGTAACTCCGACTACGACTCTCTCATTTAGCTGATATCCATCACCTCCTTCCAACA